TTACCTGCTGCTAAATCAAACATCTATACTACCTCACTGGGTACCGTACTTGCGGAGTCCGATACATATCTTGACGGTTCTTGCCTTCGCCCAGTTGCTTCAGCATACCCATCGCTTCGTTGTAGCGCTTTTGGTATTCAGCAATAACGTCAGCTTCGCCTTTCATGAACGTATACGCTTCTAATAGCGCGCCGTAAAGTAAAACGCTCTCAAAGTTATCACCTAACCACGTCGAACCTGCAACCGTAATCGACGGCGGGTAGTAGAAATAGTGAAGTTCTGCGCCGTAATTTTGGTCTGGGGTAGGTCCAAGGATGAAGGAGTTCACATCAAAGAAAGCGTAGTGAGTTGGCGGTCCCGTCACATTTGGATTAGGGAAGGACGAACGAATAAAGCTCACATCTTTATTCAGCAGGAACTCGTACGACCCAGTATTTGCGTCAATCAACGCGATTGAAAACGTAGCAAGCCAATCCGAAGGAACAGAAAGATATTTGTTGTTGGCGGTCACGCTGCCGGTGACGTTCTTCCGTAAGTCCAGAAGTTGGACTGAGTTGAAGATGCGCTCTTCGGCGTTAACGATGAAAATATCAATTTGCTCAGTCGAAGTGAGTCCACCCGACCCTACCGTATCCGGAAAGTCGTTTTCGGTGTAACCCTTAATTGCTTCGACGAGTTCAGCGTAATTCATTAGCCAAGCTTCTTGCTGCTGTGTGTACCCTTGGTAGCCGCACCCGTACCGCGAGTCTTCACAGTCTGAGTGTTAGCTACGTTGTTAGGATAGCCTGAGTTGTTCTTCACAATAGGCACCGTTTTTGGTTTATAGTCCATATTATTTACCCCGCGAAGATGACTTCTGATTGGCGATCTTGGCTAGGTTACGGCCCATTGCACCCATCTGTGCGTTGGTCTTGCCGCCCTTGGCCATCTTAGTCAGAGGCTTACCCTTGTGCATTGCGCGCTCGTGCTTGTGCACGGCCTTCGCTGCGGTAGCCTTATCCTGCTTCATGTCTTTCTTATCCATCACTAATTCTCCGTCTCGACTGTTACGGTCCCTATTTGACCAACACCTAATAGCGTATTTGGAAGACCAAATAAACCCAAAGGATTATTTAACCCTACAGGGGCCCAACCCCACTGAATTATGCGGCTACCATCGGTTGGGTTATTGTCCACGTTCAGGCCCGCTTGTCCATAGCTATTGTCTGGGCGTGGGTCGCGCAGCGCTTGTGGGTCATCCACGGGGTACATACCCAACTGAAGCTGGGGCTGATCTGGTTCCCAGCAAGTGGGGCACACGAGAATGTTGATGTTCTTGGTCTTAATGACAAGCCGCTTAAGCTCCTTAAGCTTGTAGCGGAAGTTACAGCGGTCACACTGGGCGATTGCCCACTTACCAGAGGCGAACCGATTAGGCACGTATCACCGGAAATACTGACGAGGTGCGATGCGCAAAGGCGCTTTCTCACGGTCCTCATCAGCAGCCTGCTGCCAGAGTTCTTCATACTGCATCTTCAGCCCCGCAGAACGCTCAAGCGCGCCGGGAACCTTTAGGGATAGGTGATACGCGAGACCAGCCACCAGACAAGGGAGGAACCTAAACGGTATATCTTGCGTAGTAACACCTTCACCAGCATCCTGTAAGCGGCGCAAGCGCCAGTAAACAAATGTATAATAGCTGTTCTGGTCAGGCGCAGGCCACACGTTGATGCTCGGGTACTGGATACCGGAGGGGTTTTGCGCACCAGATTGGCGGTTAATCCACACTTGGATAGGCCGACCCTGCGCGTTCTTATTTGGAATAGTCGAGTATGTGTCGATACTGATACGGTTAATAGTGATATCAGTCTGCTGCTGCCCAGTCTGGGTGCGCACGACATGCTCAAGTAGGTCTATGGTATCTACCGGCAGGTCATAGACGATCTGTCCCTGCACCATGGGGATCGAACCCTGCTCAATGGTCCACAAGTTAATGCCACGGTTAGCCCACTCAATAGTGAGCAGGTTCAAACTGCGGCGTGCAGTGCGTAAGTCATAACCCGTGCGAAGCTCAGCCCCACAACGCTCAAAAGCCTCTTCGACTAGGTCGTTGAGGTTGAGGTTAAATGTGGTGGTGCCAGAGGTAGTCATCGGTACTTAGCTGCCTTCTTTGCTATGGCCTTTGGCTGCTTAACGAACTGTTTGCCCGCCTTAATGCCTGCGCGTTTCGCCTTGCTTGTAGCAGAGTATTCCTGCGAACTCAAAGCCTCACGTGCTTTCTTAGGTAAGTAGCGCTCACCCGTAGCTTTCGGCCCTTGAGTAGACGGCTTGCCTGACTTGGTTCCCCAGTCTTCCTTACCCCATTTGGACAAAGATTTCTGCGCTTCTGTCTTCGGGCCGCTGTAGCTGCCGCCGGACTTCTTGTACCGCTGCGTAGCAAGCTGGGCTTTACGTGCGGACCATTGACCTGCGTTTCCACCTTTGTCGCCAGCTTTTACACTAGCGACAATGCGTTTCCATTTAGGTTCGTCCGACCGAGCCATGATTAAAACCTCATCATGCTCATATTACGCATGGCTTGCATACGTGGGTCTTCTTGGCCGACCTGCTGAGAATAGGGGTTAGGCGCTGGGGGTTGAGTCATCATTTGCGGCTGCATTGGATCACTGACGGGGCCACCTGAAATCCTAGGTTGCGTCGGGTCGAAACCAAAGTCGGACCCGCGCCCACCAGAGACTTGCGGTTGGGGCTGGGGTTGGGGCTGGGGTTGGGGCTGCTGCGGAGCCGGAGGGAAAGTCATAGGTTGTTGTTGTTGTCGCTGCCGCGCTGACAATATGCGTTGCCGAAGCATATCGAAGCCGCCGAAACGCTGCTGGGGCATACCAAACCCACCACCAAAGCCGTTAAATCCGCCGAAGCCGCCGAAGCCCTGCTGTTGCTGAGGCATACCGAAACCACCGAAACCGCCGAAGCCCTGCTGTTGCTGAGGCATACCGAAGCCACCGCCAAAACCACCGAAGCCCTGCTGTTGCTGACCACCGAAGCCACCGCCAAAACCACCGAAGCCCTGCTGTTGCTGACCACCGAAGCCGCCCTGTTGATTGCCAAAATTACCTGCAGGAATCATATCACTTACCTTTATTGAAGCCCTTTAGCAACTGCGCAAACCGTGCACGTTGGCCTAACTTACCGGGAGCCTTAGCGGCCTTAGCAAGCTTACCGGCTGGGATTTTCTGCCCTTTCTTGGTGCCTAAAGCCGAGCGCAATGCACCGGGCTTCTTAATGGCCTTCGAAATATCGAGCTTCGCCTCGCCGCCTTTAGCATACATAGTCACTTCGTCGGGGTTATCCTTACGACGAATTGTCTTCGCCCCCGGCATTTTAGAAGGGTTTATAGCCCCCATACCCCGACAAGCGCGCATTAGCAGGAGCCGCCGTTTTTCATCTTGACCATCGAAGTCTTGGTCTTGCCCTTAACGGCGCAGCCGTCAATCGAGCCGCCCTTGGCAAACTTTGGCATTGCACGACCCTTGGTGTCAGCCGACTTCTTCATCATAGCAGCGCCGAACTTAGTTGCTGCGAATGACTTACCCTTGGCTTTGCCGCCCTTCTTGTAGCCCGGACCTTCGGAACGGTTTGCACTTCCAGCTACCTTGCCTTCTGCGGCTGTAGGTTTAGCTTTCTTGAGAGAGTCTAACTGGGCCTTGCTGCGAGCGCGGTCAGCAGCAGTAGGCTGCGGAGGCGTCGATTTCTTCTTATCCATCATAACTTTGCCTTTCCTATTTCTTCTACTTTAGCTTCAAGACGCTCGAAGGCCCGGTCAAACCGGTCTCCTAACTTATCGACCATCGTGTTCATCTCCGAACGGGTCACATGCTCACGGGCGATTTCTTCACGGGTTTTGTTGAGCAGGATACCAAGACGATCCAACTCGTCAATCTTGCCCTTAAACAAGAAGCCCATAACTGCCACCGCTGCGCTTAGCATGATGTTCCATACCATCATTTCCATGTCAGCACTTCCAAGCCCGAAGAGACTTATTGATGCGGCTGTTAGGGTCATTCGCAGTCTTCTTGCTGGTCAGCTTCTTCTTCATCCCAGACATCCGTGCACAGAATGACTTCTTACGTGGACCACCTTCAGGTTGCGGAGCCTTAAGCCCCGGCTTACCCGGATTAGCCTTATTGTAAGACGCACGACCCTTGGCGTTCAGCCCGCCAGACTTCGCTTTGCCTTCTTTGCGTGTCCAAGCAGGCGTCTTAGCCATTAGATAAACCGACCCTTAGTTTTGCCTTGGGTAGCGATACCATCACCACGCTTAGAAGCAGTTGATCCGCCTTTGGCCATCTTTTTAACCTTGCCGCCTTTGCGCATCATTGGCGCACCGGCAGGAGCTTCTTCAGCCATCATAACTTCTTCTATCATCGGACGAGCACGCATACCGGATGCAGCAGCGCGCTTGGCGTCGAAGTCAGCCCTTTGCATAGCCGCAACTT